ACTTTATCATTTTAAAAACAGAGGATATAGAGGATATTGTATGAATAGACCGGACAAAAGATATAGTAAACTATCTGTGTCTGAAAAAGAGTTAGGTGGTATACCCAATACTAGTGAAGATGTAAAACAAGCTCACGCAGCAGCTATAGAAGCTTATATAGAGAAGTATGTGGGTTTTGACCTGGATGGAATACAAAGAGAACCCGATTGTATCGGGTCTATGTATTTTACTAGAACCCTTGAAGATTGGGCTAGATTTGATATAAACAAAAGGACAAAGTTTGATGCTACAATTAGCTCAGGATTAGCTATAATGGCTAATCAAAAACATCTATACCAGCCGGTGGTAAAAGAGTCAAAAATAAGCATTAACTTTGCAAGATACACAAATAAAGGAAATTTAAGTGAATTAATAAGATAATGAAAAACATTGAAATACAAGTACAGTCTACAAGTTTTCCTAATCAATTTGCTTCAGACGCAGAAAAAGAAACGCAAGAATATGGTTTAAAAATAGGTCAAGCCATACAATATGAATGGTTTAGAAATGGAGGAGCAGGAGTTTACTCTTGTCGTTTTTATGACCAATACAATAAATTTTTACAATTACGTCTTTACGCAAGAGGGGAACAATCAGTTGCTAAATACAAAAATGAATTAGCAGTTGATGGTGATTTATCTTATTTAAATTTAGATTGGACACCCATTCCGGTTTTACCTAAGTTTGTAGACATTGTAGTCAACGGAATGTCAGATAGGTTGTTTGCTGTTAAAGCATATGCTCAAGACGCACTTTCTATGGATATGAGAAGTCAGTATCAGAGGGAAGTAGAATATGATATGTTGAACAAGCCTATTTTTGATGAAATACAAAAAAACTTCGGAGTAGGATTATCGTTAAGTGGTGTGGAAGACTTGCCTGAAAACGACACAGAGATGGAACTTCATATGCAACTTAATTATAAACCATCCATTGAAATAGCAGAAGAAGAAGCCATAAATACTATACTAGAAGAAAACCATTACCTAGACATAAAGAAAAGAGTAAATTACGATATGACAGTGTTGGGTATTGGAGTTATGAAACAACAGTTTTTACCCGGAGAGGGAATAACAATTGATTATGTAGACCCTGCCAATGTAGTGTATAGCTACACTGAAGATCCTTATTTTAAAGATTGTTTTTATTGGGGAGAAGTAAAAACAGTTCCTATTGCTGAATTATTAAAAATAGATCCATCTCTAACAAATGACGAACTTGAAACTATTGCTAAACACAGTCAGTTATGGTATGACTATTATAACCTCAATAGATTTTATGACAATACTTTATTTCAGAAAAACACTGCTACACTTCTTTATTTTAATTACAAAACATTTAAAAAGTTTGTATATAAGAAAAAGAAATTTGAAAATGGTCAATATAAAATAATTGAAAAAGAAGAAGGCTTCAACCCTCCACAAGAAATGATGGATGAAGGAAATTTTGAAAGAGTAGAAAAAAAGATTGAAGTTTGGTATGAAGGGATAATGGTGATGGGTTCTAATATTATGTTAAAATGGGAGTTAGCTAAAAATATGATTAGACCAAAGTCTGCTTCACAACACGCTAGACCATCTTTTGTAGCTTGTGCTCCTAGAATGTATAAAGGAAGTATTGAATCTTTAGTGAGAAGAATGATTCCTTTTGCCGATCAAATACAAATCACTCATTTAAAATTACAACAAGTCGTAGCTAAAATGGTTCCAGATGGGGTGTTTATTGATGCAGATGGATTGAACGAAGTTGATTTAGGAACAGGTCAAGCCTATAATCCAGAGGATGCACTTAGGTTATATTTTCAAACTGGTAGTGTAGTTGGTAGAAGTTACACACAAGATGGAGAGTTTAACAATGCTAGAGTCCCTATCCAACCACTTACAGGTAATACCGGCGAAAGAAAAATGGCTGCTTTAATAAATAATTATAATCATTATTTAAATATGATTAGAACCGTAACTGGATTAAATGAAGCTAGAGACGGAAGCACCCCAGACCCTAATTCATTGGTTGGCTTACAAAAGTTAGCTGCTCTTAATTCTAATACAGCTACTAGACACATACTTGATGCTACTTTATATATGAGCAAAACAATGGCTGAAAATATATCAATGAGAGTTTCTGACATTCTTGAATATTCAGATTTTAAAGAAGAGTTTATAAATCAAATTGGAAAATACAATGTATCTAGATTAAATGACATAAAAGATTTATACATATATGATTTTGGTATATTTATAGAAATAGCACCAGACGAAGAACAAAGAGCCCAGCTAGAAGCTAACATACAAATGGCTTTGTCAAAAACTGACATTAGTTTAGAAGACGCTATTGACATTAGAGAAGTAAAAAATCTTAAAGTTGCTAATCAATTATTAAAATTAAAAAGAAAACAAAAGCAACAAAAAGACAGAGAAGATCAAGCTATGCAACAGCAAATGCAAGCTCAGACTCAATTTCAATCTCAACAAATGGCTGCTCAAGCGGCTCAACAAAAAATGCAAATGGAAGGGCAAATTAAAATTCAGTCCAAACAAGCGGAAGCTGCATTTGAGATTGAAAAGTTGCAAAATGAAGCCGACCTTAAAAAACAGCTTATGGATCACGAATTTAATTTGCAAATGCAATTAAAAGGCGTTGAAGAACAAGCTATAAATAAAAGAGAAAAAGAAAGAGAAGAAGGTAAATCAAAAAGAATTAGCCAACAAAACACCCAACAATCAAAATTAATACAACAACGTAAAGATAATTCAGCTCCTATTAACTTTGAGTCTAATGAAGATACATTAGATGGTTTTGATTTTGCTGAGTTTGAACCGCGATAAGATAATAAAATATTTATTAACTTTGTAAAAAAATTAAATTAAATGGAAATTAAAGTAAAAGCCGTGGAAGATGTTCCACAAAAATCTGTTCAACAAGTAGAAGAAGAGTTACTTCAAAAACACGAAGAACAGGTAGAAGAAAAAATAGAAGAACCAAAAGAAGAAGTAGTAGTAGAAAACACTACTCCTGAATTGGGAGAAGAACAAGTTCTTTCATTTATTAAAGAAAGGTACGATAAAGAGATTAATTCTTTAAATGACCTTATGGATCAAAAAAACAACAATGAAGAATTGCCTGGAGACATAAAAGCTTATTTAGACTATAAAAAAGAAACCGGTAGAGGATACGATGATTTTATGGCTTTAAATAAAGATTACTCTCAGGAAGATCCAGAAAGTGTTTTATTTAAATATTATGCTGAACAAGAGCCAGAATTAGATAACGAAGAAATTAAGTTTTTAATTGATTCTAAATTTAGAGCTGATGAAAATGTTGATTCAGAATATGCTATAAAACAAAAAGGCATTGAAAAGAAAAAAGAGCTTTCAAAAGCATTGAAGTATTTTGAAGACCAAAAAAGTAAGTATAAATCTCCTGTTGAGTCAACAGAAGAAACTTCTTTCAAATCTTCAGATGACTACAAAGCTTTTTTAGAATATAAAGAGGAGAATTTAAAAAATTCTGAATTACTTAAAAAAAGATCAGAAAGTTTTAAAAACAAAACAACCAATCTTTTCGGAGAAGAGTTTAAAGGTTTTAAGTTCAAAATTGAAGACAAGGATTATGTTTTTACTCCAGGAGATAGAAATGAACTAATGAAATCTCAATCTGACATTGGTAATTTTTTAAACAAATTTACTAATGATCAAGGAGAGCTTTCTGATGTAAGTGGATATCACCGGTCATTAGCTTTAGCTATGAACCCTGATAAGTTTGCAAAGTTTTTCTATGATGCAGGGAAAAGTGAAGCATTAGATAATCAAAATAAAAAAATGAAAAATATTGATTTGAAGATGAGATCTGCTCCAGAAACCACAGTAAAACAAGGGCTCAAAATTAAAGCGGTGACTCCGACCTCAAGGCGAGGTTTAGTAATAAAGTCAAACCGAAAATAAAAACATAAAAAATGAGTTTAAATGTACCCGGCTTTGCGTTACAGCCTAGTGCTACTAAAGTACCTAGTGCTACTAACTACTTAGCCAATTTTAATTTCTTAAACCAATATCTTCCTGACACCTATGAAAAGGAGTTTGAAAGATATGGCAATAGAACAATAAGCGGTTTCCTTCGAATGACGGGAGCTGAAATGCCTTCTAACTCTGACCTTATCAAATGGGCGGAGCAAGGAAGATTGCATATTAAATATACAAGCGTCAATACTGATGCTGTTGCTACTGCCGACAATGCTACTTTTACTGTAGCTGATGTTTTGATTCCTGCTAACCAGGTATTTAACCCTAATGATCCCTCTAATATTGCTATTAGAATAGGGAATACAGTTATGATTTCTGGTAACACAGGTTTCGCTGGTATTTCTAACAAAGGTATCGTAACTGCTGTTACTGCTACTACTTTCACTGTTAAGTTTTACGAAGCTGGTGGATATACTGGTGTTGGTACTGGAGTTGATCCAAATGAAAAAGTAACTGTTTGGATTTATGGATCTGAATTTAAAAAAGGTCAAAATGGAATGTCAGGATCTCTTGAGCCATTTGACACTATTTTAGAAAACAATCCTATTATCTTAAAAGATACTTATGAAGTAAATGGATCTGATATGGCACAAATCGGGTGGATCGAAGTATCTACTGAAGATGGTGCTGATGGATACCTTTGGTATTTAAAAGCAGAGCACGAAACAAGAATGAGATTTGATGATTATTTAGAATCAGCAATGATCGAAGCTGTTCCTGCAGAAGTTGCATCAGGAGCTATTGGAGATAACTTCAAAGGTTCTGAAGGTCTTTTCCACGCTATAGAGCAAAGAGGAAACGTTTGGACTGGAGCTTTAGCTGCATTAGCTGATTTTGACGATATCGTTGAAAGATTAGATAAGCAAGGAGCTATTGAAGAGAATGTACTTTTCTTAAATAGATCTACTTCTTTTGCTATTGATGATATGTTAGCTGCTCAGAACTCTTACGGTGCAGGTGGTACTTCTTACGGATTGTTTGACAATGACGAAGAAATGGCACTTAACCTAGGATTCACTGGATTCCGAAGAGGTTATGATTTCTACAAATCAGATTGGAAATATCTAAACGATCCTACTATGCGAGGTGGTTTAGTTGGTGGAGCTGTTGAAGGTGTATTAGTACCTGCTGGTTCAACTAATGTTTACGATCAAGTATTAGGTAGAAATGCTAAAAGACCATTCTTACACGTAAGATATAGAGCGTCAGAAACTGAAGATAGAAGATATAAGTCTTGGATAACTGGATCTGCTGGTGGTGCTGCTACTAGCGATAAAGATGTTATGACTGTTAACTTCTTATCTGAAAGAGCACTTTGTACTATGGGTGCAAAT